GAAGTCTTGCCATGCCCTAAAGAATCTCAATGGCAATGATGTTCCGTCCATAAAGAAACTAACATCTAATTCATTATATACTTTTGCAGTTGGTAACTTCTGAGTGATACCTTTATGAACTGACTTGACATCGAATGCTGAGTATGTCACACCTGGCAACTGTATCTCGTTACACAATAGTTGTAAGTTCATTGTGTCACCGTTGTCAGTAAGTTTCAAAAAGTCATCAGCGAGATTATCTTCAAAAAATTTACCTAACTTCGCCTTTTTATTGAAGGAGAATTGATATAGATTAGACGCAGAAATTCCACCAGACTTGCCTACAGCCTGCATAAAATTCATCAGTCCTCTTGCGGTTGCCATAAATATACATATGGTTTGATATATGTATTTATAGTGACTTACAAAGGAAAATACAAAGTCATCAACTACAAGAAGTATAAGGGTGATCCTACAGGTGTTGTATATCGTTCTTTGTGGGAAAGAAAGTTTATGAAATGGTGTGATAGCAACCCAAATATACTACAATGGTGGTCTGAAGAAGTTGCCATACCATACTACGATCCAGTTCAAAAGAAATGGCGTCGCTATTTCCCTGACTTCTGGATGAAAGTAAAAGAGAAGAATGGCAAAATAAAATCATATTTAATAGAGGTTAAACCCAAAAGACAGGTCGAAGGTCCTAAACCTCAAAAACGTAAGACAAAGAAGTATCTAAGAGAAGTCTTTGATTACGCAACTAACCAAGCAAAGTGGGAAGCAGCACAGGAGTATTGCAATGACAGACTCTGGGAATTTAGAATCGTCACCGAACGAGAACTCAAGGTTTGATGAGTTAATGGAGAAACTCAAAGGTAATAAGATATCAAACTCAAAACTAAGAGAAGAAGTATTCAATATATTATTAGATGACGCTACTGAGTCTCCTAGTGTAGGCAAGTATTATACGTTTGAATATGATCCAAAATTTAGAGATCAACTAAGAGAATGGGATGAGTATCCCCTTGTATATGCTGTAGAGTTTAAGAAAGATAACTTACTAGGTGCTAATGTTCACTATATACGTACGACAAACTCTAGATTAAAGGCACTAAATAGTAAGACGTTCCCTAAGAAGACGTTACGTTATTATATACCAAAGAATGCAGACCGCATCTTTTTTGAAGTCAAAGAGAGCGAAGTAGAACTAATCGCTACCTTACCACTAGAAAAATTTCATCGCAATAGATAATGTCTGAGAACACTGTAATAGAATATCCCACAGGTCTCTCTTCCATACCATATGCTTCTTTCTTGGAGATACAGAAGTTTAGTTATGAAGAAGCACAAAAATATGCTGCAGAAAATTTTAACGATGCCCTAGGATCTCTTGGTAGAAGTGCTATAGCAAGAAAAGTTGATCAGGCAGTAGATGGACTAGCAACTGTATATGGGTCTGGAGATACATCAACAGAGAAAGGAAAGATAAATTTATATCAAACTGAGTATAAAAAAGCAAGGACATCAAGTAGAAGAAGTGGTTCTAATAATAAAACAGTAGATATCAACACTGCTGATGATAGCACAAAAATAGAATTAAAGAATGGTGAAGTAACAACAGTAGGAGCATTAAAGAAGAGAAAGCAAGAAGCAATTGATAGACAGAATAAAGGTTTGATGTCTAAGAAATGCATGCTACCTTTACCTAATGAGTTTCAATATAAGTATGGTGCTGAATGGAATAACGAATTTAAACTAGGAACACTAGCACTAGCAGCAGATGAAGCATATAGATTTGGTGCAATTACAGGAGCAGGAGGTGCTCTAGGAGGATTAGTAAACTACCTCACCAGTAAAGTAACAGCAGGAGGTAAGGTGCCTGGCGCAGACCAAGCAACAAAGATTGTTCAAGGTGTGGCAGATGGTATGAAAACTGCTGCTGATCCATTTAAAGTTGGTAGTGAATTAAATCCTAAGAACGTTGCAGGATTAGCAGGACTTGCACCTAATGAAAACTCTATACAGTTCTTTGAGAGAATGACTGGAAGAGAATTTAGTTTTAGATTTGAGTTAGCATCAAGAAATAAAAACGAGAGTAATAGAGTTATAGACATCATAGAATGGTTTAAACGTGGTATGCATCCTGGCTCAAAGAATGGTAAGGGAACTGCTGTGTTGTTAACGTTCCCAGATGTATTTGTATTGACACCTAAGTTTGTAAAATGCACTGAGGATGGTTCTGCACTTGGTGATCCTATACAACATCCTATGATGCCTAGAACTAAACTATGTGCATTAACAGGTTTGACAATAAACACCACACCATTTGGTCAAATGCAAACAGTGTTTGATGGATCTATTCCTATTGTTACTATGGAATTGATGTTCAAAGAAACAACAAAACTTACACGTGTGGATATGGAAGGTTCATCGTTTGCAGAGAAAGACAACCCACTTCAGACAAATAGTGGTGTATTCTCCAGAGATACTACACAAGACAACAAAGCAGAGGTTTCATTCTAATGAGTTTGTTAAAAAGATTGCCAGAGTTATTATATAACTTTTCATCTACACCTCTTGACCCAGACTTTCTTGTGGTCAAAAATATATGGAGACGTGCTGAAATATTAACTGAGTTTAAATCTCAGGTGATGTTGTTTACAGAGGTCAATATCAATGATGGTGAGAGACCAGAAGACATTGCAACAAGATACTATAATAATCCATTTTACAACTGGACTGTATTGGTTGCGAATGATATAACTGATTACTATAAACAGTGGCCACGATCAACAACACAACTACAAGAGTTCATTGCTCAAAAATATGATAACCCACAAGCAACAAAGCATCACGTAACCACAGAAATTAAGGATGCTAACAATAATATAATTGTTCCGAAGGGAAAGATTGTTCCATCTAACTTTGCTATAAGTTATTACAATGGAACTACTACTGTTACTGCTAATCCAGTGGTGTCAGTTACAAATGCTGCTTATGAGTTTGATTTGAATGCAGAGAAACAACGAATACAAATAATTAAACCTTCCATAATAGAAGATTTTGTAGATGCATATTACAAGATATTGAACAAAGGTAAGATAACTACAGTAGCAACGTCAGGTTCAGACATACAGATATAAAAAAAGGGGTCGTAAGACCCCTTTACTATTAATCATCTTTTGCTAGTTGAGCAAAGTAGGATAACGTATCCTCCTCCTCTTTTGGTTCGGGAGTCGGTGCAGCAGCAACAGGAGTTGATCTCAACTCTTCATACTGTGTCTCTTCATCTACTGGTTTAGAGTAGTTCCCTTTCAATGTTGAATCAAGACGATACTTGAGTTCATCATATGATTTGAACTGATCTTCAGCAGTAAATGCTGTTAAACTATGCTCTTCTTTCCAGATTGCTTCCAACTCTTTGTCGTTGAATCCACCTAGTGTGGTTGACTCAGCAAACTCAGACTTGTCATAGTTCCAGAACCCTGCAACACGTGTGATCTTCAACTTGAAGTCAGCACCTTTCCAGAAATCAAATGGATTTACTGGTGTCTCATCCTCAAATGCGGGTTGCATTGATTCCATGATCTTATCAAAGATTTTCTTACCATATCTGTATAAGAATACTTTGCCTTCGTTAGAAGGATTTGCACTATCCTTAACAACATAGATGTTGCTGTAATAAGATAGTTTACGCTTTTGCTTGCGTGCTTGATCTCTCTGTGGAGATCCTTCTGCTCCTGCATTCCATAGTTCTCTATTGAGATCAGAAACAGGATCTTTCTTACCTAAAGTTGTAAGGGAGTTCTCGATATACCAACCACCTGGTCCTTGGAAGGCATGACTCCAAACTTGTGCCCATGGAAGGTCTTCTCCATCAGGTGCAGGAAGGAATCTGATTACAGCGTAACCGTTTCCTGCTTTGTCCACCTCTGGTTTCCAGAGACGCTCATCAGGTCCTTGTTTTTGTTCGGACTTGTTGAGATTTTCTGCTTTAGAAAGCAAGTCTGTAAATGAAGACTTCTTAAGTGAAGCAAATGACATACGTATTCTCCGTATTAAATGTATTGTGTGTATTCATAACAAAAAAAGGGGGGAGGTTGGATTACTGTATACCAACAAAAGAAAGGGCATTACTACAGTGTAAAAATACTTTCTTTGCCTGAGACCCGACTGGTAAGTCGATTCTGACTCGCATCAGCAGCACCACCTGTGTCTCATCACCTTAACTAGCGGTTGCCAGTAAGTTTATTCAGTCACTCCCAGTATTAAGACCGTCGCCTTAATACACTATTTATTATAGCAGAAAAGAAAGTCTTTGACAAGCTGTTCTGCTCTATCCTCTCCAAATATACCTTTTAGATACCCTCCAACAGGGTCTAGACGTGTCATATAAGTATCAAAGTCAGCATATACTGACGTATCTTCACCATCAGGTTCTACTGCGTCTACCATTCTAAAATATGCTTGCATATATTGTGCAAACTCTCCGACATATTGATCTACCTCATCCATCTTACACTTACGCACGAAAATATTCTCTGAGAAATGATTGCCTTTCTCAAAGAATCTATAGTCCTCTGTTGCTACTGGTAGGTCTGGATGTTTGAACAGATAGTTCTCTGTGGGATGTTGAAAGTCAAATACTATAATTACCTTATTTTCATTAAATCCCATAAGATCCATACCAAAACAGGGAAGATTACTGCCTGTCTTAGGATAGAGGATGTTGTTGTATATGCAAGAGTTTTCATTGTATATCTCCACTTCTCGTGCCTTCAAAAAATATTTATGACGATATATCTTTGCTGTAAGAGTTGTGTTACGTTTTCCTACCCACGTCATATCGAGGGGATCTTCTTCAAGTAAGAAAGTATTGTTTAAAACTTTCTTATAATTTTGCCACAAGTTATTCATAGACACTCAAATCCATTTCAATTAATATCTCACCCTCATGTTCTTCACGTTTAGGTTGACCTATCTTATCTAGGATCTCAGCAGGAATCTTTTTCTTGGTAATGTCATAGGGTATCGGTGCATTTGCCACACATACTCTAATACATTCCCACTGCTCTTCAGTAAAAAAATTATTATGATACATTATTTTTTAAATACACCTATCTTAGTCATAACATATAATGTTAGA